GATACTAAAGAACAACTTGATGATTGGCGTTACCTTATTCGTTTTACTTCAAGTTTTAAAAATGTACAAAATCCTGGTAGAAATCTTAAATTTTTAGTTATAGATGAAACTACTAATAAATATCTTGGAGCTCTAACAGTAACTTCAGACTTTGGTGACTTGGGTGGTAGAGATAAGTATATTGGTTGGACACGAGATGATAGATACAAAAATAAAAGATTAAACAATGTAGCTTGTGGACAGGCTATAATTCCTATGCAACCATTAGGACATAACTTCTTGGGTGGTAAACTTATGGCACTTATGATTACTTCAGATGTAATTAGAAAATCTTGGGAAGATAAGTATGGTGATATATTGGTTGGTATGACTACAACATCATTATATGGAACACATTCTCAATACAATAGTATGCCAACATTTAAAAAGAGAGGTAAGACAACTGGTAAAATGCCAATTAAATTACCAAAAGATATGGTTAGGGTTTGGGAAGAATACTTTGGTGAGAAACGAAAAGTTAGATCTAATTTAGATACAAAAATATACAGAGAGTGTGGTATGAAGCCAGTTGATTATGTTAGTGGAATGCAACGAGGAATTTACTTTTGTTCATTCTACGATAACACACGAGAATTTTTATGTGGAAAAATTAAAAAAAGTTCTTTGAAATTACGGCAGGATTTCGTATATTATAATAATTTAATATCTGAATGGTGGAAACCTAAAGCAGAAAAAAGATTTAATAAACTAAAATCTGATAATAAAGTAATATCAGAATTACATTTTTGGGATAAGTTATTTGGTTTAACTTATGAACAAGCAAAAGAAAAATATTTAGGAGAAGTTGGAAGATGATAAATCAAGAACAAATGGATAATAACTGGAAAGAATTAATGTCAATTATTGACGAACATTTTGAAGGTGAACAAAAAGAAAATATCCTAAAGTTACATAGTGACTTTGAAGATGAATATAAAACAGCACCTGCATCAGGTCGTCCAAATTATCATAATTGCTTTAAAGGTGGTTATCTTGACCATATATTACATGTAATTAAAAACTCTTTAAAAATTAAAAGACAATATGAATCAAATGGTGTAAAAGTAATTCATCCAGATTCTGATGTGGTATTAGCAGCTATGTTTCATGATTTGGGTAAACTTGGGGATGGAACACAACCTTACTATAAATACCAAACGGATGACTGGAGAAGAAAAAAATTAAAAGAGTGGTATACTCACAACCAAGATTTAGATTACATGACAGTTCACGATAGAGCTTTATGGTTATTGTCTAAATATCATATTGATGTTAACCCACATGTTTATAAAGCTATCTTATGTGCTGATGGTTTATTTGACCCAGCAGCTGAAACTTATTTTAAATCTTATGTAGACACGAGACACGTTCTTGGTTCAATAGTTCACTTTGGTGATTGGTTATCTACAATTTGTGAAAAACAAACTTGGTTACAAGGTGAGGAAGAACATTCAGATGATGGTGAAGTTAATACGAAAAAGAATGTATCTGATAAAGATATTAAAAATATGAAAGCAAAGTTCGATGAACTTTTTAATTAGGAGATAATATGTGGTGGGCATTTTTTATAATATTCTTTTTAATTAGTGTAGTTTCATCTACATTATTATTTTATGCATTAAGAAGAATAAATCAATATGAAAATTTTTTAATTAAGATTCAACAAATGATAGAATATTCTACTGAAAGAATGAAGGTTGTTGATTCTAAAGGTACATTTGAATCTGATGATGAAGTGGGGTTCTTTTTTAAACAACTAAAGGATATACAATTATTATTAAATGATATATTCGAAGAAGAGGAGACAGATAATGCCAAGACCAAAAAGTAAAAAAAGAATGTATTTTGATGAGGTAGTACAAGATGCCATAATACAATACAATCAAAGTGAAAACCATGGTATAAAAAATAAAATATATTCAGAAAAAATACATTATGCATTTGATAAACTGGCAGAAAATATAATTAATACATTTAAATTTACTTACTTTGATTATCCATTCGAAGATGTAAAAGCAGAAGTAGTATCTTTTCTTGTTATGAATATGCATAAGTACGACCACACCAAAGGTTCAAAGGCGTTTAGTTATTTTTCAATTGTGGCTAAAAATTATTTGATATTACATAATAACAATAATTATAAAAGACTAAAAATTCATGATAACATTGATGTTGTTTCAAATAAAACAAATCAATCTACAGAATCTGAAGAACTAGCTAAAGATTTATTAAAAGATGTTATAGAATATTTTGAAGAAAATATTTTAGATATATTTAATAAAAAAAGAGATATAGAAGTAGCATATGCTATAGTTGAGTTGTTTAAAAACAAAGATGAAATTGAAAACTTTAATAAAAAAGCATTATATATTTTAATTAGAGAAATGACAGATGTAAATACAATCCACATAACTTCCGTTGTTAATGTTTTTAAAAAACACTACAAAAAAATAATACAACAACATTTCGATGTAGGACATATTAAAAAAATATCAAATAAGTTTTTTTAAATTAATTTTAACATAAATTATAAAAAGCCCACTTTTTTAGTGGGTTTTTTTATTTTTACTGACAATTTTATTAAACTTTATATTTATATATGATTAGGTATATATAGGAGAAAACCATGTCAGAAAAAAAAGAAATATTTGAAGGTAAAACCTTTCAAGATTTAACAAAAGATATTTACGAAAACACTACAAAACGTAAAGTCCAAATAGATTTGTTAATATCGGAAATACACGGATTTATTCAAACTATTGATGATGTTGTAATGGTTGCTCCCATTATAAAAGAATATATGGAAACCGCAGTTAAAAATGATGAACATTTGGTAAAACTTGCTGGTGTTCTTCAAAGAATTATAAGTAAATCTTCAGGTGAATCTGACGAATCAATGTTATTATCAGAATCAGAAAAAGAAGAATTAATGGGAACACTTCAAGATACAGTTCAAGATTTACAAAATGAAAGTGATAAACTTTCTAACATAAAAGAAAAAACAATTAATTTTAAAGGGGGTAATACTTAATGGCTTCTACTATGACAGTCATGCCTCAAAAAAATAATCAAACCGGGTTTTTAGGTTCTTCTAAACCTGTTCCTGTTTGGTTGCAATTTGTACCTGGAATTGTACTTGATGTTGTTATAAATGACGAGTCACCATCATATCAATCTGATAGAGATATAAATAGTATTATAGCTAAACCACATATAACACCAAATGATGGATTGAAATTAAAAGGTAGTAATAAAACAAGATATTATCCATTGTTTAGAGGTTTTACTGATACACCTATAAAGGGAGACCAAGTTTTATTATGCACATTCGGTGGTGTTAATTATTATATGGGACCAGTAAATACAACAAATAGTCCAAATTGGAATGTAGACCATATAAATATTAGAAATAGTAGTGAGTTAGCTTCTATGGCAAAATCTAATGATGGTGCTAAAGGTTTATCTAAATACGGATTACCATTAACATTTGCAACATCTGAAGATATAAAAAGATTACAGAAACAATTTAATTTAAATTTGGATGATTCTTTAGATAGGTATAAAAGAAAAAAATTAAAAGAAACTCATGGCGACATGTTATTAGAAGGTAGACATGGTAATAGTATAAGAGTTGGTAGTCGAGATATGAATCCTTATATAATTATTTCTAATGGAAGAGAGTTAGGAAATTCAAACGAAAGTAATGGTGATGGAACTATTGTTTTAATATCCGATGATGGAACAGTACATCAACACTTTTCAACAGATGTTGTTTTGGGAGAAGATGGTTTACCAATTGAAAATTTATTTATATTGTCAAGTGATACTGTAGGTGATGATAAAGAAAATGGACAAATTAGATTAATAGGATCTAAAGATCCTGAAAATGAAGAATCAAAAGGTTTATATGATTATACATATAATGAACCACAAGTATTTATAAACTCTGATAAAATAACATTTAATTCAAAAAAAGACAGTATATTTTTATCATCGAAACAAGATTTAGTTTTTGGAGCAGGAAAATCTATAAATATAATTTCAGAAAAAGAAACAATTATTGAATCTTCTAATATTTATTTAGGGAGACAGGCAAAAGTAAAAAAAGAAGAAGGTGGTGAAACACCTGTTGAACCCATAGTTTTGGGAGAACAATTGAGGTTATTTTTAGAAGAATTTATAAGTGTTATGGAACAAGCACATGGATTGTGTCAAGGAGCTCCGATACCAATAATGGATTCAACAGGTGCTCCGTTGTTACCTAAATTACAACAATTGAAACAAAAAATAAGTGATATAAAAACTACAGCTTTTGCCAGTCAATATCACTTTATAGAAGATAATGGTCACAAACCCGAATAGAGAGGTCATATGAAAAAGAAAAAAAACATAAAAACTGTAATCAGACAAATCGTTAGAGAAGAGGTAGCTATGGCAATTCACGAAGTAATAACTGAATTGAAACAACCAACACAAAAAGTTACTCAACCAAAATCTAAAAAGAAAGTGGTTGAGAAAAAAGAATTTACAAAAAATTCTATATTGAATGATGTATTAAATGAAACTGCAGCTTCTGATGAGTGGAAAACATTGGGTGGTGATACATTTGATTCAAGTAAAATGAATCAAGTAATGTCAGGACAATATAGTGATGTAATGAATAATAATTCACAAGCACCTATAACTGTTGATGGTCAAACACCAGATTTTTTAAAAAAAGATTATAGAAAATTAATGAAGGCAATTGATAAAAAACAAGGAAAGTCTTAATGGGTTTAAAAGCAAATTTAGAAAAAGCATGTTTGGATAGTGTTGGTGATGACGCTGTTGGTCCTGGTAATTGTGCGACATTAGCTCAAGCTCAAGCTGATGCTATAGTTGATTGGATTACATCACAAACATTTAGAATAGTAGAAATGAAAGCTATTCTTGAAGTTGAAAAAATGACAACAACTGCTCCTTATCAAGCTGATGTTTTACCAACAGTTTTGGCGGCACCTGGAATTGCTGTAGCTACATCTGGTGGTCCTGGTTCAACAACATCTCCAGGTCCTCTTCAAGGTGGTAGTAAAGGTGTACTTGTACCTAAAGTTAATTTTAGTAAAACCGGTGGACAAGGTGGTGCATTACAATCTAAAGGTTATTCTTATATAGGAAGTAATCCGGTTGGTGAAACGAATGAGAAAAAAACAAAAGTTAAATTGTTAAGAGAAGATTTGGTAGATTTATAAAATGGCTATTATTAATAATAAAGTAAAACCTAAAAAAGATGATAGAGACAATAATGTTTTTATTGGGATAGATTTACCTTTTAGAAAATCTGATGGTAATGAAGGTTGGTTTAAATCAACAGAAACAACATTCAAAGCTGTTAGAAACAATGTAAAATCTTTATTATTAACAGAACGTGGGGAACGAATGATGCAACCATCATTGGGTTTAAACTTAAAAAAATATTTATTTGAACCATTAAATGATGATTTAAAGTTAACTATTGAAAATGAAATTTTTGAAACTTTTAATTTTTGGTTACCCTTTGTTAACATAGTTGATTTAGTTATAGATACAAGTGGTGATGTTTCTGATATTGGTAGAAACAAAATAGATATATCTTTAAAATTTAATATAAAACAAAATCAAAATTATTTTGATACTGTAGATGTAACAATAGGAGAATAGTAGATGCCATATTCTAATAAAGAATTTAAAGAAACCAATGTAAATTATTTAAATAAAGATTTTGATAGTTTTAAATCTAATTTAATTGAATATGCTAAAACATATTTTCCAAATTCTTATAAGGATTTTAATGAAACATCTCCTGGTATGATGTTGATAGAGATGTCTGCATATGTAGGTGATGTTTTGTCTTTTTATATTGACCAACAATATAAAGAGATGATGTTACCATTAGCTCAAGAAAGAAGAAATATAACTAATATAGCTAAAATGTTGGGATATAAGGTAAAACCCACAATACCTGCATATGTTGATTTAACAATAACACAAGAAGTACCTAGTAATAATGACATAAATAATATTAAACCAAACTATGCATCATCTGTAGTTTTAGATAAAGGGTTACAAGTACAATCATCTGAAGATTCAAATGTTATATTTGAAACATTAGAACCTGTTGATTTTACTTTTAGTAGTTCATTTGATGCTTTACCAGAACCATCTGAATATGATGAAAATGGAATAATATCACAATATACTTTGACACGAAAAGTAAAAGCAATTAGTGGTGAAACAAAAACAAAAGATTTTACTTTAGGAAGCCCACAACAATTTTTAAGATTAACATTAAATGAAGAAAATGTTATAGATATTATAAAAGTTGAAGATTTAAATAATGGTAATAGATATTACGAAGTTGATTATTTGGCACAAGACAAAATACCAATTGAAAGTTTTTATATAGGTGACTCTACAAGAACTAATGCTTATCACGATTCATCAGATAATATTTTATCTGTTCCAGTTCCATATACATTACAGTATATTAAAACAGGAAAAAGATTTATAACAGAAATAAATGATGATGACACAACATCTTTGGTATTTGGTAATGGTGTTTTGAGAAGAGGAACTGGAACATTAGAAACAGAATTTACAAATTTAGAAGATGCTGCAGTTATTACTCCTGGAGATCCAGATTCTAATAATATAGACTTATCTTTAGACCCAAGAGAGGGTGACTCAAGAATGACTTTAGGTGAAATACCATCAAACACTACTTTGAGGATTACTTATAGAATTGGTGGTGGTATATCAAGTAATACTTCTGCTGGTTCTTTATCTACACAGACAAATACAGCTACTAAATATTTAAACGACCAAACTACACCAATAGTTGTTACTAATGATGAACCAGCTTATGGTGGTAGTGACAAAGAAACTGTAGAAGAAATAAGACATAAATCTAAACAATTTTTTGCAGCTCAAAATAGATGTGTAACTAAAGAAGATTTTGAAGCTAGGGTATTGAGTATACCACCGAGATTTGGTAGTATTGCAAAAGTATTTGCAAAAAGAACAGGAGTAAATAGAATAGGTTCATCTTTAAATGATTTATTTCTCGAATTAGATTCCGATGGTAATCCTGGATTTCAAACAAGTGACTTAACAGCTATTATAGATAAGTTCAATAGTGGTGATGATACTGAAATAGCAGAAGCTACATCATTATTAACAGCTTTTGGTAATGCTTATCAATCACATATAGATAATATTGGAACTAATGCATTTGCTACAATTGATATATTTGTTTTAGGATATGATAATAGTAAAAATTTAACTTACTTACCATCAACAGCAGGTGTTGTTCACCCAATAAAAGAAAATATTAAAGAATATTTAAACAACTATAGAATGATAACAGATCAAATTAATATAAGAGATGGTAAAATAATTAATTTTGGTGTTGCTTTTGAAGTAGTTGCACATCGTTCAGCAAATAAAAGTGATGTAAAGTTGAGGTGTATAAATAAAATAACTGAATATTTTACTATAGATAAAATGCAGTTTAGAGAAGTTATTTATACATCAGATTTAGAATATGAATTGATGGGATTGGATGGTGTTAGGTCTGTAAATTTTGTACAACTTACACAAAATTTTAATGGTTTATATGGTGAAGTTTTAGATGGTATACCAAATGACTTACCTGTATTATATAATTTTAGTATGCAGGGGGATAATGTTGGAACTGTTGGTTATAATTGGCAATATGATTTTGCACAATTTTATAATCCTACTAGTGGAACTTTCGTTTCTAAAGGTGCAGTTTTACCATCCGTAGAACCTGCAGTATTTGAACTAAAAAAACCAACTGAAAACATAAGAGGAGTAGTAATATAATGCATCATTTTATTTTTCCAATACAAGATACATGGATATCAACAGGTTCTAATAAAGTTACTGGCACACCAGAAACAGATCAAAATTTTGGTAAAGATGAAATATTAGAAGTAAAAAAAGTTTTTTACAATAGTTCATTTGATTATCAAACGAGAGCTTTAATAAAATTTGGTGGAAATGATTTTACAGAAATGTCAAAATCAATATCCAATGGTAGTATTAAAGACCCAAAGTTTTTTTTAAAACTTTATGAAGCAGAAGGTAATTCTGATATTCAAACAGATTATACTTTAGCGTTTCAACCATTATCTCAATCATGGGTAGAAGGTACAGGTAAGTTTGGAGACATACCTAAAAATACAAATGGTTGTAGTTGGAATAATAGATTTAATCCCACGGGTGGCTCTGAAACGGCATGGATTAGTCATAGTTTAGGTGGTTCAGTAGTTACTTCTTCACATGCTGGTGGACTTGCTCATTCTGCTGGTGTTCGAATAGCTAGTTCATCAATACAAACATTTTCTAATCAATCACCTGATATTAATGTTGATATAACAAACATGGTGAACGGTTGGTTATCTGGTTCTGGAGGTGGAAATCGTGGTTTAGATAATCATGGATTACTCATTAGGTTTAGTGGGAGTCAAGAAACAGATTCTACAACATTTGGTAATTTAAAATTTTTCTCAAGAGACACCAATACTATATATGCACCCAAATTAGAAGTTCGTTGGGATGACCATTCTCCAGCTACAGGAAGTAATACAGGTAGTTTACTTACATTAGATGCTACTGGTAATTCTGATAACTATTTATATATGAAAGGTTTAAAAGAAAGTTATAAAGAGGGTGATAGGGTTAAATTTAGAGTAGGAGCTAGAAAAAGATACATTCAAAAAACATTTGATACTTCAGTTCAAACAGTAACTGGTTCTTTTATACCTGAAGGTAGTGGCTCATACGCTATTAAAGATATAGCTACTGATGAATTTATAGTTCCATTTGATAGTTATACATCAATGAGTTGTGACAATACATCTTCATATTTTAACCAATGGTTAGATGGTTTTTATCCTGATAGAGTTTATAAGATATTATTGAAACTAAAAATGGATGATGGGCAAGAACAAATTTTTGATGATGGTTTTGAATTTAAAGTAAAAAGGTAAATAAAATATGTGGACTAAAAATCAAATTACTGATCACATCATAGATCAAATTATAAAAATGATTATGTTGAGTAGACATGAACCTTATTTTTATAATGAAGCTTTTCAGTTAGATTTAGCTTATTATAGAAGAACTGTTAGTGACTCTGGATATATTCAAACAGGAGGTTTGGCTGAGGGTGATAATAGACAAAATATAATTTATCAAGAAGATTATCAAAAATATCACTATGATAGTGTTAATTATATTAATAATTCTTTTTCATTAGAACTTTTTATAGACCAAGTTTCACAATGTTATTTTTCAGGACAAGTAAATCAGTTTGGAGATAAATTATATAATATACCTGATGTTGAATGGGTTACTCCTAGTATGGATGGTGCATGGATATGGGATTGGAATGGTTTTACTACAGAAGCTTCTGTAGATGTAGATGAGTTTAACAATCCAATATATGGTACACCGAATCCAAATTTCATGGATTCAGCACATATAGTTGCAACTCACTCTTGTCCAGCTGATGGAGGTGGAACTGTTGATTTAGCATTTACTTTAGAAGTATTATCACCATCATCTGCAGCATGTAATGGTTGTGTAACTCCTGTTTTAAATTTATTAAGTCAAATGATTTCGTTAGAAAATGATAAAACACTAATAGATTCTCCCAAAGCTAATGAAATTTTAGATACAACAATATACGAATTATTACCTGGAATACAAACAAGGCAAGAAAGAGTCGATAGATTATTTTCTGAATTTAATCAATTGTTATCACCAATTGTGCCAAGTTTTGATACTGATGGTATTGATGGTGTTGATAATGGATGGGATATGGGAGGTGATACAGGACCATTTTCAGATGATTATAGTGATTTATATGATATATCAAAATTAGGTCCTAATGCCGGTTATATAACAAGGTTAGTAAGACATACCGATGAAGCTAATATAAATAAATCTTTGGAATCATTGAGAAATCAAATAAATCCTTATTTAAGAGACATTGATGAAATTATAGATCCAGTTGAAGATGACCAAAGAATAGATTATGAAGATGTGGCAGAAGGATATTTAAAATTTAGGGGATTAAATCAATCTATAATCATTCGTTCTGAAAATAATGAGTTAACTGGATTAGAAGATTATCAAAATGATGGATTTACAATAACAATGTGGGTTAGATTTATTGATAAAAAATCAAATGGTACACTTTTTAATTTTGGAGCTCCACTTGGGAATGGTAGTACATATGGATTTATGTTAGAAACATTTTCATTGGGAGAAGATGATTTTACAGATTCAACTGAAACACAAACATTTAGTGAATATAATGGGGGATTATTTACCGATAATAGTCATGCCAGATTTATAAGATTAGTAGTTAATGATAATGGAAGTTTATATAGTTCACATGTCGGTTCATCAACAAAACCTAGACAAGGAGTTAGTACAGGTTTACCTCATGTTTATAATCAAATGATAGGAGAAGCTGATACTAATAATTTAGATATGGTTTTTAATTATACACAGGTTCCTGTTGATAGAAATGAATGGTACTTTATAGTAGCTAATTATAGTCCTCTCATAAATGAAACAGAAGCAGATGAATTAGGAACTTGTTCAGGTACAGCACCTAATTGTACTGGTACTGCTTGTAATACTGAATGTGTTTCTATATATGAAGATTCAGATTATTGGAGATGGAATGTTGCAAGGGGTAATAATGAACCAGGAACTTATATAAATAATTCTGGTGAAGGTGCTAGATGTAAAGTGGAGATTATATCAAAGAGTGATTTGTTAAGAGCTCGTGGTTACAAAACATAATAATCGGAGTATTTAAATGCCAAATTTCAGAAGAACTGATGATCCAGCAGTAGTAGATCCTCAAAAAGTATATTTTGAATATACACAGCAGGTTTCACAAGCTTTTGTACAATTTATACCTGAAGAAATTAAAAGATTAGATCCTGGTGATGTATTCATAGCTTATTGTCATACTGACAGAGGAGGTAAACCATCTGTTATAGGAGCTTTTAGATATTACCCATATTTTTCTGAAGAATATAATCAAACTGACATTATTACTGTTCCTGTTATGGGTAATGATACACCATATAACCCTAATATATATCCTGTACCACCTAATGAAGATGGTAAAATATATTGTAGACATGGTGATCAGATTTATATATCACATGTAAAAAGAAGAGGTAGAATAACAAATTTAAACGAAAGTTTTGATATAATTAATTTTTATAATACCGCAATTGAAATAGCTACACCTTTACCACCTGATGGGCTTACAGATATATGTAATTGTAGAACATTTAATTGTAGAGATTGCAATCAAAATGCAGTTGATATCAACGATTTATTTTTAAACAGGTGTTGTTCACAATGTTGTCAAAATGACGATTTTATTTATCAATGTCCTGGTTATGAATGTCCAGATGGCACTTCAGACCAATGTCCTATAGATTATACATGTACAAATATTGAAGGAACATATTGCTGTGTAGAAGATGATAGTGGAGGTCCTATAGAGTGATACATTGTTATGATTTAGAGGTTAAGCATGGTGCAAGTTTAATAAGTATTCCTGGATTATTAGCTGCTGATTGTGGAAATGTTCAGAGTGGTGATATGGGTAACTGGACTGATGCAGATACATCTATCCAAAATCTTGCCAGTTGTAGAACTGATTGTAGTAATCCAGATGCTGACTTATCCACTGGATTTGACGCGGTTATAGGTGAGGGTGTAGCGATTAATTATAATCCAGTACTTGGATGGGTAGGTAGTTTAAATGATGTTGAACCTTTAAAAGGATATTGGCTTAAAATGGACCTTCGAGATAACCAAGGTAATGAATCTCCACCATGTACAATAGAAGTATGTGTAGTACCTGAAAATCCATTGGACAGTGGTGAACTCTATATGTCTTGGGATAACTTTGGATTTGGTGGTGAATTTTTTACCTCTCCAGACCAATGGTGTGAAGTATATGGTGAGTGTCCAGATATGTCAGGATGTCCTGATGGAGAAGAATGTTTACCAAGTGATTATATAGATCCAGATGATTGTCCAGACGGTGAATGTCCTGAACTACCAATACTTGGTTGTACAGATGATGGTACTAATAATCCATATGGAGATTATGAGGCTTGTAACTATAATTCAGATGCAGATACTGATGATGGTAGTTGTATATACACTACAGATACACCCGGTTTAGGTGCAGAAATGGGTGAGGGTCCTTTTGCATGTGATGGATTTGAAGGTGCTGGATCAACATGTTTGGGATTTTTAGATCCAGATGTATTACATGTATATCCACAAGGAAACCCAAATCAAGGACAACAATGTGATGGTTCTTGTGGTAAAGCTGATGACCCAATTCCAAATAAAATAAAAATATTAGATTGTAATGGAACATGTATAAGTTTAAATATTTGGTTAAATTATGTTCAAACTGACCCGTATGGTGAACCTGGTGTTTGTATGGATTATCAAGCTCCAAATGCTAATTTTGCTTGTACTTCTGCAACACAAGTTGATGGTGAAGAATTTTATTTTAATTGTTCTTTAGGTAATTGTGAAGATAATTGTGGTGCTTGTTTGGGAACTAATGAATGTGGTGATTGTAATGGTGTTCCAAATGGAGCAAGTCAACTTGATGGTTATCCATTAAGTGAAACAACAGAATTGAGTGTAGGTACTGTTAATACTGGTTGTTGTCCAACTGATACCAGAATAAAATATTATTTAGATTTAGACGGAGATGGTTTAGGAGAAGATACACCAACAAATGAATCTCCTACTTTTCAAGGCTATTTATTATGTCCTGATAATCCAAATTTATCAGATCATTGTTACTCACCAACCAATGATGTGGGTTGTGGAGCTTTTGATAATTTAACAGATTGTGAAAATGCTGGTTGTACATTCGGTACACCTTTTGTTTCAAACCAATTAGATAATTGTCCAAATGGTGGATATATTGATATTTGTGGAAATTGTACAACTGATGCAGATTATCCAGGTACTGCAGTGTGTGGTGGTTGTTTAAATAGTGACGCTTGTAATTATGATGCAGGAGCTATTTGGGATGATGGTAGTTGTTATTATACTTATCAAAATAATTCTCTTTATTGTAATTGTGATTCAGATTCTACACCTGAAAATTTATATGGTTCTTCTTTTTTTAATTGTGATGGTGTTTGTACAACAATTACAGATTGTGCAGGTGTCTGTGGAGGGGGTACTGTCGAAGATTGTTTAGGTGAGTGTGGCGGAAATGCTACTATATGTACTGATACAGATGCATGTAATACTGGAATCTGTGCTACATGTGAATATCCAATTGATAATTATGATTGTTATGGTAATTGTTTAAATGATTCAGACGGTGATGGTATTTGTGATGAGGATGAAGTAGATGGTTGTACAGATATAGACGCATGTAATTATAATTCATCTGCAACTGACGATGATGGTAGTTGTACATATCCAGAACAGTATTATGATTGTGAAGGTAATTGTTTAAATGATGTTGATGGTGATGGTATCTGTGATGAAGTAGATGGTGGATGTACAGATTACTCAGCTTGTAACTATAATTCAGGAGCTCAATACGATGATGGTAGTTGTACATTTGCAGAATTATTTTATGATTGTAACGGAGATTGTTGTACCGATACTCCTGATACAGGTACTGCAGAAAATACACAAGTCATTTGTCCAAATGGAGAACTACCAATAGATTGTACCGGAGAATGTAATGGTGATTCAGTAGTTGATGATTGTGGTATATGTAATGGTTCAAATTATTTTGATGAGAATGGAGTTCTTCCAAATGGTGATTGTGATTGTTTTGATAATGTAGATTTAGGTTGTGGTTGTGGTGACCCTGCAGCCAATGACTGTGAAGATTGTGGGAACGTAATTGTTGATGAAGGTTGTGGTTGTGGTAACGGACCACCAACAGGATGTGATAATGTATGTGGATCTACAGCTGTAGAAGATGATTGTGGTGAATGTGGTGGAGATGGACCACCAACAAATTATGATTGTGAAGGAAATTGTATAGCAGTAGTAGATTGTGCTGGTGTTTGTGGTGGAACTTCAGAAATAGATGAGTGTGATGAATGTACAGGTGATGCAGATTATCAAGCTGAATCTTGTTATGGTTGTACATATCCAGGAGCAGATAATTATGATGAAAATGCAACCATTGATAATCGTACTTGTACATTTACATTTAGGGCAGAACCTGTCGACCTTGAATTGAGAAATAAATTTACATCTACAGCAACGGATGGTTCAACACCATTTAAAGGTGAATTTGATTTTTATTATCCATATGAAAAATCTATATCAGTAAAAGATATATATAATTATATTTGGCTAGTAGATCCAGATACTTATTGTGAAAATCAACTTGGAGCAGATTGGGAGTGGGATGGATGTGACATGTCAGAAGCTCCTTCATTAGGTTCATTGGGTGCAATATTTAATGGTGATCAAATGGAAACTACATCTTTGGGTGGTATGCAAAAAAGTATGGCATATTTTGAACCTGAAGGATTTGTATTTGATAGTACAGATGATTTAGGAGAAGAAGAGTTTGGAAATGCTTTGTATGAAACAGGAAACTCAATGCCTGATGGTTGTACTGAATCTGATGGTAGTTGTATAGTAGATGGTTTTATTGGAAAAATAAGATTTAGAACGGATGATCAGTTTTCAGGTTGTACAGTTGGTGCTTGTACTGGTGACTGTGATGATGGTATTTTTAGTATAGATGGATCTGGTCGTCAATGTGATTGTGGTGTGAGAGCAGAGATGATTAGTTGTGGACGTCCATTTGGTTGGTTAAAATTTAATGAACAAGAATTTACAATACCAGATGCACCACAAGGAGGTGGAAATGATGATGCGGATAGTGAAACTCCAGAACCAGATGTATGTGGGGATTTAACAGCATGTAACTATGGACAAGTTGGTGATTGTATATATGCAGATTATGAATGTTGGGATGGTTCTATAGTTTGTACAGATTCAGAATGTCCAGAAGAACCGACTACTGAAACATTTACTTTTGAACCTCAAATTTTAGGACCATCTAATGACCCATTCTTCCCATGTATTAGTTGTAATCCAAATGCATCTGAAAATGATAACGATTGTTGTATGAATAATTGCAATAATTCAACTTTATGTTACACTGTAGATGGCCAACAAGGCATTTTATTAAGATATGATTCAAGTGGCGGAGATCATGGATTTGACAAACAAAATGTAAGAGATTTGTATTGTCAAAATAAAGGGTATGATTATTCTGAAAG